TTTACTGATGGTAAACAGATTGATTCGAACAATTGTTATGATATTGGTATTGAATTGGAAAATGTTTCTAAATACAATGTCAATTACTTTACGATAATTTTAAAAGACTCGAATGGTTCTGTTCTAAGTCAGATGAGATACACAACACACAATCTCAGAATGGTTGAGTTTTATCCTGCTGGTTCTTCGAAAAAGAATAATTACATCTTTTTTAATTCAAGCAACTATTTTGAGACAGATACTACAGTAATACAAACCAACAAAAAAGTTCCAGCCAATATAGAATTTTTGCTGGATAATTCCCTCGCTACACGTGTAGCGTCTTACAGTATCGAAGTAAAATAACCCTACCATAAGTAAGGTTAATGCTTGACAATAATACGAATCTAAGGTATAATATCCTTATAAGGAGAAAAGTATGGGTATGATGCCAGCGTTTTTTAGTACGACAAACACAAGGAAACGTAAAAAGCAGAAATTTAAATCTGCCGAAGAAAAGCGTAAGCATTTTCAACTTGAACAATCTTGGAATGAATTGAAAAGGAAACATTATGTTGAACCAAGCAAAAAATCTGTATCAACAAATACTCTTTCAGGCTACAAACTTACAAGTCCACCTGGGAGAGAATCTATCAACTATCCTAGTGTCGATACTGGGCTCGGTAATGCTACTAAGCCGATAGAAGGTAAGCGTTACACTGGTGATAAAATAATCGGCATCGGTACATTGCATAAATCCAATGCCGTTCCTATCTTTTCCGATCAGGAAGCGAAGGATATTTCAAAAATGCGTAGAGGTTAAAAAATGAAAGTTGCTGTATGCTCCGATCTTCATTTAGAGTTCGGAGATTTATTCTTAACGAATGATCAGAATATAGATGTTCTGATTTTGTCTGGTGATATTATGGTCACTGCAGATCTTGGTCGCCCAGATCCACATGGTTTTATGGAAGGTGCGAAGAGCACTCGCATCATTGACTTCTTCAAGAGATGTTCATTCCAGTTTCCCCATGTAATTTACATTATGGGTAATCATGAGCACTATCATGGTGATGTGGTTGATAGTCCTATTAAAATTCGTGCAATGTTGTCTGAATATAAACTAGACAATGTTCACTTTCTTGATAAGCAAACCATTGACATTGATGGGATTCGTTTTATCGGTGGCACACTCTGGACTGACTTTAATGGTGAAGATGAGATGACTATGAACCATGTTACTCGTCGTATGAATGATTTTCAAATCTGCCAGAACAGTGCTGAGATGGTCAACTACAGAACATTTGATAATGATAAAGCAAAGTTTCATAAGAGACCCGCAACATGGTCACCAAGACATGCTCTTGAAGACCACAAAGAAATGCTGAAGTTTATTGAAGAGTCTTACGATCCAAGTAAGGTCAATGTCGTTTGCACTCATCATGCCCCAAGCAAGGGTTCTGAGCATCCTCGTTACAAGCATGACACACTAATGAATGGTGCATACAACTCACAGTTGGATGGATTTATTATGGAACGACCAATGATTAAGTTGTGGACACATGGTCACACTCACGAAGACTTTGACTACATGATTGTGAGCACTCGTGTTGTTTGTAATCCTCGTGGCTATATTAATTACGAAGATCGAGCAGATCGTTTTGAATTGAAGGTGTTGGAGATATAAAATGAGCGATTACCATCCTGACAAATGGGTTGTTGTTAAAATCACTGGTAAAGATTATCCACCTCTGTATAAAGTCTTTGCTTGCTGGTATGGTGGATGGGCTGGCGCTGACTCTTGGAAATTAAACAGTGGAATTACGAGAGTCATTTCTTCTGACAATCATTATGAGTTTGAGGGCAGTTCTGGATCTGTGTATTTCTGTAGCAAAACTGAATATGGCACAAACCATTATGGTCGAGGCATACTAAATAACCTGATAGATAAAATAGAAAAATCTGGCGGAACATGTGTTGTTTTACCAGAGGAAACAAATTTTTTAGAAATTGAATATGATTGATATTTTTCGACCTACATTTGAATGGATTCGTGATGACTGGAGTTCTAATAAGTTTCGCTTTATTGTTGAGTTGCTTGCTTGGGCTATTAGCATTGGGTGCAGTGTTACAATGGCACTTACCGTCCCTAATCCTCCCCTACTGGTTCTCTATCCTATTTGGATTGGTGGTTGTGCCATGTATGCTTGGGCTAGTTATACTCGGAAATCTTTTGGGATGTTGGCTAACTACATCTTGTTAACAACGATTGATACTATCGGTCTAATTAGAATGCTATAAGGAGAAAAATATGGCAAAGAAAAAAGTAAAAAAAGTAGAGCATTTTGAGTATATCTCTTGGACACAGAAACCGACATCAACATTTCTAATGTCAAAAACAACAAAGAGAATGTTGGCTTTGATGCCATTTAGAGATGCTGAAGATCGTAATACATTTAAGAGACAAATGATTCAGGCTGAGTTGGCTGAGCGTGATGCGAAAAATAAACCACTCTCAATGAATAAGAAAGAGTCGAGCGATGTATCAGAGCGAACTTGATTCAGCAACCCTAAAAATTCTTTGTATATTGGGGGTTGACATTAATACTATTTCTAAAGTAAAATATAAAGAGTTAGAGAGTTATTTAAACACTCTCGGAATGCAACAATATATGCAAGGGCATGATGATGGATACTCGATGTGTGCTGGTTATTCCCGTAAGTAAACCAAGAAATTTGGTTGCTAAGGATTTACGCACACCAAAATATCGCATGCGTTTTGAAACCAGCAAAAAGAAATACACTCGTAAGGAGAAGTATCGTGGTAATGAATCGTTTTGACAAATATATGGACGAAAAGATACATAAACATTTAGAGATTGCACAAACTGATACTACTATCACCGTAAGTGTTTTTGATGTGCCAAGCACTGGTCAACTTGAGATTGATATCTGCAGAACAGATAATGCAGGAAAACTACAGTTCAATTCTTACAAGATGTTTTTGTCTGAAGAACAGTTTAAAGATTTTACACATTTCTTAGACGAAGTCAATCGTCAAGTTTCTATTCGCAACTCTCATAAGTTTGTTGAAGAACTTAGACAAGAGCGTATTATGTCTTATGAAAAACAAATCGACTTTGTTCAAGTTGATGATGACCACATTGATCTAAAAACTCCCAATCTCTATCGTGACATTATTGATTCTGATACTATCAAGAGCAAGATGCGTGCGAGCAAAGATTACTGTAAAAGATTCTATGCTGCTATGTGTAACACTGATGTGTACAAAGTTGGAGCAGAGGGTGAATATGGTATGAGTTGGAGAAGTGCTGGTGGTTTAATTGCTGACATTCTTGGCGAGGGCGATTATCTTAATTGGTATTGTTCTGGTAATGAAGGATTCGTTGATGATGAAGTCGCATATGATTTAAATACCATTGGCTGGATTGCTGTTCCAATGGAAGTTGACATGTCTGAGCACAAGCAAGATAGGTTACTGTGATTGATTACTTATTTTTAGTTGCTATCGTCATTGGCGCATTTAATGCTGGATGGGTTCTTCGCGAGATTTGGGCTCGGCATCGTGCGAGGCAACTGCAAGAACAGTTAATAAATGTGTTGTTTAATGACATACACAATCAGCTTAAAGAAAATATAATTCCAATGCGTGTTGAAAAACACAACGAAGAATATTTTCTTTACAATACAACAAACCAATCTTTTATTTGCCAAGGTAAAACAAGAGATGAACTTTATGATAAATTTAATTATGCGCATCCAAAGAAAAAAGGTGTTATTTTTGAGGGCGCAGAAATATGGAGAGAAGTAAATGACAAGTGATATTATTGATGTTGAAACAGTTGAAGATGAGAAGAGACGTAAAGAAGAACTCAATCATCCCAATTTTAAAAAATGGTTTGCTGGTTTATTGAAAGAGATTGAAATTAATCTCGTCTTTAAAAAAGTAAATGGTGAAACAAGAAAGATGAGGTGTACATTAAATGAAGAACTTATCCCAGAAGATAAGAAGTCTGATGGAAGTAGTAAAAGAAAATCTCCGCAAGATTCAATTGCTGTTTTTGATCTTGATAAAAAAGATTGGAGATCTTTCCGTTACGACTCGATTATTGAATTCGATGGTGAACTTACTGATGATTATCCATCGTGTCCAGAGCCAGTTATTTTTGAAGAGGGAAATAAAAATGAATGAAAGTAATATGTTTATTGCTGTATTGGGAATTGTTGCAACAACGCTAATTGGTTGTGTAACATATTTTTATGTTGTTGACAGTAACAATTCGAAAGATATTGTAAACGCAGCAATTGCACGTGGCGTTGACCCTGTTACTGCTGCTTGCGCATCTCAACTTACTACAAACAGTAGAGACGTTCGTTCTACATGTGAGAAAGCATCTCTTATCAAAGGGAAATAGTATGGCAAAACTTACATTTTGGGCTTTGTTTATTTTATTTCTATTGATTGCTACACCATTAGCAACTATTTGGTCTCTTAATACATTGTTCCCAGTTCTTACTATTCCGTATACATTGGAAACATGGTTGGCTTCTTTTTTCCTCTTCGCAGGACTTTCTGGAATTGGTTTATCCAACAAAAAATAATGCTTGACAATTATTATGGTTTCAGGTATAATATATACTTGAAAGGAGACTTTTATGTCTAGTGATAAAGCAGCGAAGCGCCAACAACTTATTGACAAGGTTTCAGGTAAAGGCGATGAGCCATTCTTGACCGAAGACGATTATGATTTGAATGAAGTGTTAAATTGGCATGCCAAACACACTGATTCGAAAACTCGTAAGTCTTGGGTTGTCAAACATTACAAAAAACAAAAACATACGCAACTAGCAGAGCATTTTGACTCGTTGCCTGATTTTGACTTCCACACCATCGGTGTTCTTATTCGTTCTGTTGATCTTGGTGGCAAACTCCAAGAAACAGAACAGTTGTTTTTGAACAACAAGATCAAAGAACTTACCGCAAAACAAACCAAAAAAACAAAAGCAAAAGTAACAGCACCAACTGTTGTTATTAATATTCAAGATCGTATTCTTGAGAAAGCACGTGAGATTGGTGGAGAAATCGAAGGCGAGATTGATGAATTTGTTCTTTCTAAGTGCCCAAAAGATTTTAAATTCAAAACACCGATTAAATCTTATAATTCACAGATTGTAAAATATATTGCATCATTTATTAAACCACGCATTGCTGAGATGCAAGATGCTTATGATGGGAAAGATGAGCAACTCGTTGAGGGATATAGTAACTTTAAGAGAACAGAACTCAAACGATTTATTGTTTTGCTTGAAGATCTAGTTACTCAATGCGAAGAGCAAAAAGTTGCTGCCAAAGCAATTCGTAAACCACGTGCTCGCAAAGCAAAACCTGCTTCCGTACAAGTTGCTAAGATGAAATATCTTAAAGAGTTCGCTGAATTAAATCTCAAGAGTATTAATCCTGCTGATATAATTGGCGCTGATGAGTTGTGGGTTTATAGTACGAAGTATCGTCGTCTAGCAGTGTATCGTTCTGCTGATAGCAATGGTCTTGGTGTTAAGGGAACAACTATTATTAATTATACTGTTAAGGGATCGAGTATGAAAACCCTTCGCAAACCTGAGGATTTCCTACCGAAAGTGCTATCTACTCCGAAGCGTAGTCTTACTCCAGAGTTTCGTAATATCAAAACGAAGGAAGCGCAACCGAATGGTCGGATTAATGAAGAAACAATTTTATTGAAAGTGTTTAAATGATTCTAATCGATTATAGTCAAGTTGCATTAAGTAATATCCTTGCGTTTCAGAGTGATCTGAAGAAAGGTTCGCCAGCGGATATTAAAAATTTGATTCGTCATTCAACACTATCGACTATCAAATATTATAAAAAGAAATACGGAAAAGAGTATGGTGAGATTATTATTTGTTGCGATGGTCGTCATTACTGGCGTCGCGATGTGTTCCCAAACTACAAAGCTGGGCGTAAAAAATCTAGAGAAGCCAGCGATCTTGACTGGAACTTAATTTTTGATACATTGAATGATATTCGCATTGATATACAGGAACACTTTCCGTGGAAAGTAATCCATATGGATCGTGCTGAGGCAGATGACATTATTGCTTCGTTGACTTTCTTGACACAAGAGTTCGGTAATAATGATAAAGTAATGATTGTTTCTAGCGATAAAGATTTTAAGCAGTTACATATTTTTGACAATGTGAAACAATGGTCACCAATCCAAAAGAAAGCAGTTACTAGTAAACATTCTGAAATTACACGTCAAATTATTGAACATATTGTTCGTGGTGATTCTGGTGATGGCATTCCTAATATTTTTTCTGCTGATGATGTGTTTGTTACTGGAACAAAACAAAAATCAGTTACTGCTAAACGACTAGATGAATTTTTTGAAGACATCGATAGAGCATTAAAGAATGATGATGAACGTCGTAACTGGGAAAGAAATTCAATTCTTGTAGATTTTAAACATATTCCTGAAGATATTCAGCAAGGGATTAAAGATAGATATCTAAATAACAAACCAAAGGGCGATAAAATGTCTGTGTTTAAGTATTTGACTGAACATCGCTGTAAACTATTACTAGATGACGTGGAGGAATTCTAATGGCAACAAAATATATTACCGAAGTTTTTGATGAGATTAATAAAGATCCATCTAAAGTGGCAAATTACAAAGAAGATTTTGCTTTTAAAACTGTATTAAAATGCGCTTTTGATACAGAGTATAAATTTGTTCTTCCTGATGGAGCACCGCCATTTAAGCCAGCACCTCAGCCAATAGGAATGACTGCAGCGAATCTTCGAATGGAGACTAAGAAGTTTTATATCTTCACAAAATTTAGTGATGTAAAACGTCTACGTCGTGAGCAGTTATATGTTCAACTACTTGAATCTCTGCATGCATCAGAAGTAAAAATTGTTAATGCAATTAAAGATCAAAAGTTAGATGCGCTCTATCCAAAATTTACCGCAGAGTTTGTCAAGAAAAACTTTCCTGATGTTCTGCCAGAAGGAGCGGTGGTAGCAGAACCAGCAAAAAAATCGAAGGCGAAAAGTGCAGAGAAAGTGGGTTGATGCGTATATTGACATGGCTGAAAGGTTCGCAGATCTCAGTCATGCCAAAAGACTTAAAGTTGGAGCAATCGTGGTCAAAGAGCATCGAGTCATATCCATCGGTTACAATGGAACACCAGCAGGATGGGATAATGAATGCGAAGAAATTATCGAAACCCACGAAGATGGTGGCATTATTACAAAAACTAAAGACGAAGTTATTCACGCAGAAGCAAACGCAATAAGCAAACTCGCACGTGACGGAGAATCTGGGAAAGAATCATCGATGTTCCTAACTCATGCTCCATGCATTCATTGTGCGAAAATGATATATGGCGCTGGTATTAGTTCTGTCTTTTATCGTAATAGTTATCGTGATGATAATGGTATAAATTTCCTTAAAAAATGTAATGTTACAGTGGAGAAAATTGATGGATAATCAAGATGATAAATTTTTTGAAATATATGGAAAAGTTCGTTCTTTATATGAAGAATTAATACAAGAAGAAGATACAACACCGATGCAAGTGTTTGGTGTTTTTCTTGGAGTAATTGCGCAAGAGTTTAGAGATAACTCAACTCAAGAAAAGTTTAAAGAGTTCCTAGAGATTATGCAAAATCATGAGTGGCCAAAAGAGAATATGCAATGAGATGGACTATTGTTGTTGAGCAAAGCGAAGATGGAGAGCTCTATATTCCATTGAATCAAGACATTCTTGATTTGACAAAATGGAAAGAAGGAGATATAATTAACTGGAAAGATCTTGGTGATGGGAGTTGGGAAATGAGCAAGAAGCAAGAGTTGGAATGGGTTTTGGTTGATACTGTCTCGCAATTTCGTATGCGATATATGGTTCAAGTTCCTGTTGGTAAAAAAGATTGGGCGCTTGATACTGTGACTATGCAAGAAGCAAAAGAATTTTCTCAGGAACATATTGGTGAATCAATTGTTTCTCATAGAGTTGTTACAGAAGAAGAAGCATTACGTATTTGTGATGAGGATAATGATTACTGTAATAAATGGAGTGATGAAAAAAAGATTGACGTATTTTTTACAAAAGATGGTGAAAAGGTTGAACTATGAAATTTACATTTAAATCAAAGCAAGAGGGTTATGGTGGTAATCCAGAAGTTACTGTTGAGTTCGAAGCAGATAGTCTTAATGATGTTTTATATTATATGGAAGACTTCCTTCGTGGGTCAGGATTTCGGTTTGATGGTAACTTAGATTTTGTTACTGAAGAAGAATTTACTGAAGAAGAATATGAAGATTCTTCTGATTATAAAGTTGATATTGATACAACTTCGCCAATTACATTTAATTGGACAACTGAACAATTGATGGATAATGAGCAGGGTTTCATTGTAAATCCATCTGAATCAAAAAGCGAATATGTTGTTACTGAAAAAGGAAAGCATATCAATCTTTCAATTAATGAAGAAGTAACTTCTTTAGCAAAAACAATTTGCCCTGTTTGTAAATTACCAACAGCAACAATGCAGAATTATGTTTGCTATGATAAAAACTGTGGAATGAAAGCATGACAAAAGTATTCTCAGATGTTCACGTCTTTATGAATTCGGCAGGGCAGGATATCCCCCCATTTAACGCAAACCCATCTGCTCAATCTAACTTATATTTCGAACTTATTAAAGAAGAGTATCGCGAATTAATGGATGCTAATCTTGATAAAAATGATACGGAAATTTGCGATGCCTGTTTTGATTTGATGTGGGTAATTGTTGGATACATGAAATCTCGTGGTTGGGATTGCGAGAAAATTTGGGATGAAGGTTCTCAATCAAATCTTTCCAAAATTGACCCAGTTACTTTGAGAGTTAAAAAACGTGAGGACGGTAAAATCCTCAAGCCAGAGGGATGGAAGCCACCTGATTTTAAACAATTTGTAAAATGATTACATTATATCTTGATATGGATGGCGTTGTCGCTAATTTCGACAAAGCATATAGAGAATTTGATCCTAAGAAAGAAGATCGAAAAAAGTTTCGTTCAGCTGTTATGGATTATAAAATCTTTGAAGAATTAGAGCCAATGCCAAATACAAACATTCTTCTTTCTCATGTATCGAATCTTAGGGGAATAAAGATTGAAATGCTAACATCAATGGGAACATTCGATCCATCACAAGGAGCAGAAGCGAAAAGGCAGAAACTTGTTTGGTTACGCAAACATAATATTACATACAAAGCAAATTTTGTAAGAAGTAAACAGGAGAAAGCCAATTACGCAACACCTGAATCAATCTTAATCGATGATTCGTTTGGATGCATTGATCCATTTGTTCGTGCTGGTGGTCATGGTATTTTACATAATGATTCTATTATTAGGCAAACATTAATGTTGTTAGATAATATTGTTTTACAATTATTCGCTATTAAAGCATTACGATGAATATTTTTTATTTAGATAATAATCCGCACACTTGCGCTGAGATGCACTTAGATAAGCATGTAGTTAAGATGATACTTGAGTATGCTCAGCTACTGTCAACAGCACATCGTTTACTTGATGGTAAACAATACATTGGAAAAACTGAAGCAGGTAGAAATATTAAGAGATGGAAATTAGAAGAAGTTTCTCTTGACTCTATTCTATTCAAAGCATCGCACATCAACCATCCGTCAGCAATTTGGGCTAGAAAAAATGCGCAAAACTACATGTGGTTAGCTGAACTTCTTGAAGAAACCTGTAGAGAGTATACTCATCGGTACAATAAAACACACAGTGTTGAGAGATCAGGTTTGATGCAAACTCTTAAAAATAATTTTCCTAAAAATATTCCAATCGGTTCATTTACAGAACCAACACCAGCTATGCCAGAAGATTGCAAAATTCCAGGCGACTCAATTGCTTCCTATAAAAAATATTATATAGAAAAGAAAGCGCATTTCGCAAAATGGACCAACAGACAAATTCCTAACTGGTTTACAGTATGAATGAAATTGAATTTAAAGAAAAACTAAAATCGCACAATAGAGTTATAAAAGTCACAAACTATGGTGGACGATTACATTCATTGATTGATTTAGAAACACAGAGAGTTGTGTGCGTAACAAACAATACAAGCACAACTAGAGCGATGTCAACAATAATTAATGTTAATGAGATTTCATCTTGTAATAAACGCATTGCAAGACAATGGGATAATGAGATTACTCATGATAACTGTATTTACTGGGGCTGGTTTAACGAGTATAAAGCGTTGGTTCCACAAGCAAAAAACTTTAATAGTTTTGAAGAATACTATCGTTGTATGCTACTTAATGAAATAGGATCTGCGCTTGACAGAATTCATCTTGAAATCGCTTTCATTCGTAATCAACAATATAATGATATGTTTTTACAAGATGATATTTACACGCAGAAATATATTGAGGCAACTACCTACTTAGCAACAAAGAATGCGGGAAACACTTTGTTTTTAAAATCATATGCTGAGATTAAGAACATTACTCTCGAACAAGCAGCTGAGCAGATTATCACTATGCGTACTCTTCGTTTATCATATTTAAATGAGACCGAAACTCTACGGATGAAATATACCGATTTGGTTATAAAACAAACAGATTTCTTTGCAATACAGGAAGTAGTTTCAAACTTTATCAAGGAAGCATATGAATATGGTATCCTCTGAGTTTTATTTTGTTAATACTGTTGAGATGTTTTACGAGGATATGACTGGCGTATATGGTAGTAATAAATCAGAATTTCTACAGAAATACGGAGATTATCCTGGAATTAATAATTTTAAAAACTTTTTGTTTTTTCTCGGAAAAAACATTACGTTTTATGATAGAACGAACACTATAAAGTCTCCATTTAATATAAAGTTGCTGCCTGGATTTGAGCTGCCTACATATGAAAAGACGACAATATCGTATGGTGAATGTTGTGAGTTAAGAGCTAAGCAGTTACTTGAGCATGCCGAAAAAACTAACCGAGAACTGTGTATATTTTACAGTGGCGGAATTGATAGCACTTGTGTTGTTGTTTCTATGTTAAAAGTGGCGACTAAATCACAAAAGAAATTAATTAATATTATGATGTCATTTGAGAGCTATTGTGAGAATAAAGATTTTTACGAGAACTATATCTCAAACAATTTGAAGATTATACCATCGCATAGTTTTGTTAATACGATTGGTGATCCAAAATATATTTGTGTTACTGCAGAAGGAAATGACCAGCTTTTTGGATCATGGATGATGCAACAGATTACATTAAATGCGCCAGTAAAAATTGATACTATGAGTAAATTTCTTTGGTGGTGTAATCTCACATTAAAATGGCAGTGTGTTTACTTTAGGATTTTGTCCCTAGTGTCAGCAAAAACTAGAATGTATGTTAAACCAGAAGATAATTATTTCATGTTTTTTAGCACAAAAGAATTTCAATTGTGGTCTATGAACAATAGCGATGAGCATATCTATGATACGCTTAAAACCTACAAATATATATGTAAGGAATATATTTTTGACTTTGATAAAAATGAAAATTATAAATTGAACAAAATTAAGATTGGTAGCTTACCAAAAATATGCAACCGTAAACCGATGGCTATGGCGATTGATTCTAATATGAATTACTATGACATTGTTCCAGACTCGGAACTTCTATTAAACAAAAACAACAGCTTTATTTTTTAATCATGAAAATCTACTCAAAAGAAAACGAAGTGTGGTTGGATTATACCAACACAATGTATCCATCTTCGGCAGCGATGTACGATTCCACAGAATGTATTAATGGAAGTTACGATCAGGGATTTACATACACAAATGAATATTCAAATATTTACGGATATGTTTTTTCTGGTGATGTTCTTTTACCAAACGGAATGAGCGCAACTGCTGGTCAATATTTTTCGTGTTGGTCTTGGGGTTGTAATGAATTAAGATATAGTGGTAAAGTAGGAATTATTACTAGAATAGGTTTTAGAGGACAAGACATGGTTGGTGGTCCACTCGAAGATTCTGGTCGTCTTGTTTATATTGACGGATGTAGCGATAGTTTATTAATTTATCCACCAAGGCAAGGCGATCCTTCAGTGAGTGCGTTGTTTTTCCCACCACATGTTGAGCAGTCATATCACATTCACCCAAGTATTAGAATTGGTATGGTAATTTCTGGTAGTGGGACAGCTTGTGTGAAAGAAGATAAGATTAATGAGAAAGAAATACCTTTAACACCAGGAACACTGTTTTGTATTGAGGAGAGAGAATTGCATAGATTTAAAACCAACCAAAGCAATATGGTTGTGATAGCATTTCATCCAGATGGAGATTGGGGTCCAACTGACCATAATCATACTATGTTAAACAGGACATATAAGGCATGATCTATATTCTTGTTGATAATCAATCATGGAAACAAAGATGTTCAGGGGAAGTGTTGAATGTCGAGAGTATTGCTGTAGAGATACTTAAATCTGGTGAGAAATGTAAAATAATTTCACAAAAACTATTTATGAATATGGTCGATGATTATGTGTATCCATCTTCAGATTCTGATAAAATTTACATAAGATCTTTAAATCTTGATATATTAAATGCGTCTAAAAAATTAGAAGCTCGTGGATTTAAATTAGTAAATTCTTTTGATACACTCACAGTTCTTAGAGATTATAAACTATTGAATGAAAAACTTGTAGAGAACAAAATACCTACTGTTTACTTACACGACCAAACTTTTGCAAAAACAAATCTTGATAGAACACGAGGATTTGGTCAAAACTTTAATGATTTTCTTGTTGAATATGTAAGAGAATACAATATACAAGAGTTTTATTTAAGAGCAAAAAACTTTAATTATTGGCATAAATTGCATAAAAAAAATTCATATATCTCTGATGACATAAATCTTGATTATTTGTGGATGATCTTTGAGTGTCCACCTGTTGAAAAATACACAAGATCTAGAGTCATTAATGGTAAGTATGTTGATGATTCAACAATATGTTCTAGTGCATTATCATATTCTAGTTTTGAAAAATTCAAAAATCCTGCAATAGAAACTCTTGTCAATTCTACAGCAAAAGCGATTAACTTAGAGATTGGTATTGTTGAGATAGTAATAGATATCTCTGGATCTTTAAGGGTCTTTGCTTGCTTCGAATCGTCTCTTGAAACAGTAACAAATGGCAATCATCATATTAAAATTGCAAAATATTTACTTAAATGATTTACATACTATCATCTTTTATGGAAGAAAGAAATACATTGGGGATTATTACTTATCCAGCATGGATAGCGTCTGTAATAAAAACCAAATACAATATTCCAGTAAAACTTTGCTCTGCTGGTAATTTCCTAAATGTATTCCAAGAAACAAAGACAGAGAAAAATCTTGTGCATTTTAGAACATACAATGCGAAGGATGTGCAGAAATATTCTAATATAGAAAATAATGGAGCCATTTTAGTAAATACATCAGAATATATCCACATAACAAATAATAAATTGTACGCACAAAAGGTTGCTATTGCTGGTGGAATAAAGACTGCATTAAATTATGATAAAATATTTCTTAATGATGGAAACCCAACTAGCAACAGATATAGAATTGAAGAAATTATGCAACAGCTAGATACTGATGACATTGTAATAAAACCAAATTACTCTTCTGGTAATGGTAGCAATGTTTGGAGATTAAAGAAGAAAGAACTTGATGATTTCGATTTTAATCGTTTAACCTACGTTGATCAATGGACAATTCAGAAAACATTAAAGTATTCCAGGATTATTAGATGTATTGTTCATGGTGGTAAAGTTGTTGCAGAAGCAGTAACTTGGGATGCTCCATTACCAGGTGGTTGGAAATGCACTGTCTGTATTAATCCTCATGTAAAACATGAGAAAAATGTTGATCCAGAACTTATAAAATTTGTTGAGAATATTGCTAAAGTTACTGGTGCTGGAAAAATTGGAATTTGTTACATCGATGTTTATGAAACTGATGATGGATATGTGTACGGGGAATCTAACTGTAGTTGTACATTAGAACAACACGAAAAGGTAACAGGTACACCAATTCACGAATTAACCGCAGATTATCTTGTTTCACTTTATAAATAAAAATATGCCTACATATACCTTTCGTAATAAAAATACTGGCGAAACCTTCGAACAGTTTATGAGTATTTCTGCAAGAGAAGAATACTTACAAGAACACCAGCATCTAGAGACTATTATTACTGGCGCTCCAATGGTTTGCGATCCAGTAAGAGTTGGCGCACGTAAAATGGATACTGGATTTAAAGAAGTCCTGCAAAAAGTACATGAACGAACTCCAGGAAGCAAATTGAATAAAATATCTAGTCAACTTTAAGGAAAACTAATGGCTCGAAAAGCAACAGCAAAATTACTAGAATCCGATAGTGTTGAGCCTCAAAATAGAAGAGTAACTTCTATAAACACAAATGCAAATAATCACTTAAAATTAAGAATTGATGATTTAAAAACTTTCCAACCTCTAACAGAGAATCAAAAAATATTTTTTGATGCATAGATAAAAGTAATCCATTTAATAAAATTATTATTGTTCGTTCAGCAGTTCAATCTCGTGAGATGGGTCATCTTCCAGGCGATGTTGGTGAAAAGATGGAGATTTATGAGCAACCATATCGACAAATATGTGAGACATTATTTGGTCGTAAAGACGCATACCAAAGATTAGAAGAACAGGGACACATCTCTTTCATTTCAACATCTTTCATTCGTGGTATGTCTTTTGATGATGCTATTATTATTGTTGATGAGATGCAGAACTTAAATTTTGAAGAAATTGATACAGTAATGACACGTGTTGGCTATCGTTCTAAAATTATTTGGTGTGGTGATTATCGTCAAACTGACTTAAATAAAAGGAAGAATGATGTGACTGGAATTTTAAAATTTTTTGATGTTGCTCACCACATGCATGCTTTTACTAGGATTGAATTTACTGTTGATGACATCGTAAGAAGTAGTTTAGTTAAAGACTACATAATGGCAAAATTAAAGTATGAAGATAAAGTGGAACCGTAATAATGTTTACACATATACATCATGATATACAGCGAATACAGCGTGTTGAGACCCCAGATGGTAGACTCTACGAAACCCCTTCGGGTAAACGCTATCCTTCCGTCACAAGCGTTACAGGATTGCTTGGAAAAGAAGCAATCATCGCATGGAGAAAACGAGTTGGCGAAGAAGAAGCCAATCGTATCTCAACAAAAGCAGCAAATCGCGGAACAAGAATACACTCACTCTGCGAATCCTATCTCAATAATGAGTCTGTTGAACCAGATATCTTTGACTCAGAAACTTGGTCTACATTTAAACCAGTCCTCTCAAAAATCAACAACATACACTGCTTGGAAACTCCACTCTATTCTGACCACCTACAAGTCGCAGGAACAGTTGACTGTATCGCAGAATACGAAGGTAAACTTAGTGTTGTAGATTTTAAAACATCAAAAAGAATAAAGCGTAGAGACGACATTCATGGTTACTTTATGCAATGTGCTGCATATGCAGTAGCGTTCGAAGAACAAACAGGAATCTCTGTTCCGAAAATTGTGATATTGATGGCTGTTGATGATGAGTCGCCATTGATTTTCGAAGAAAAAAGAAACACATGGATCAACAAATTCATTGACTTAAGAAATCAATTTCACATTGAAAGAGGATATTAATGCGATTAAAAAATACAATGAAAAATTAATTGCTATTTAATAAAAACTATTATAAAATATTATATACGAGGGTGAAAATCCTCTTTATTTTTTGAAACACAGGAGAATTTAATGAAAACAGTTGGCGATAAATTAGAAGAATTTGCAGTAACAGGAGTTAATCCGATTGGTAGTAAAGGTGAACAATTTTTTGACATTACAGAAAAGTCTTTCGATGGTAAGTGGAAAGTTATTGTATACTATCCAAAAGACTTTACATTTGTATGTCCTACAGAGATTGTTGCATATGATAAGTTGTTCCAAGATTTCGCAGATCGCGACGCAGTTCTATTGACAGGAAGTACAGATAATGAATTCTGCAAAATTGCTTGGCAATCTTCTCATGACGATTTAAAGAATCTAAAGCATATTCAGTTTGCGGACACTTCTCGTGATTGGAATGTTTCATTAATTGAACAACTTGGCGTATTTTATGCACCTGCAGGCGCAGCACTTCGTGCTACATTTATTGTTGATCCAGATAATGTGATTCAACATGTCACAGTAAATAACCTGAACGTAGGTCGTTCACCTGAGGAAACTCTGCGTATCCTCGATGCTCTTCAAACTGGAGAGAAATGTGCATGTAATCGTGCTGTTGGTGGTGAAACGCTGTGAATAGTTTAGAGAAAATCTGGGCAAGAGCAACTGGTCACCTTATGGGTAACACAGATGATGATCGTCCAGATGTTCCTATTTTAAGTCTCAGAGAAGCAAGAATTGCGTTGTTCCTAAAAACA